TGCCCGACATCGTCATCGAAGTTAGGGTCGGGCATCATCAGTTCTGTAAACGCTATCAGATCGTCGCGGGCAGCGAGAACCGCCCGCTTGCGCTTCAGAAGCTTGAGGCGGATGTCCTGTTCAGCCTTCGTCGACATGCTTGTACTTTGCCATCGGGGCATCCGGCAGCGTGCGGATCTTCACCTTCGGCTTGGATGAAATCGTATTTGGCTCAACCGGGGTCGGCTGCGGGCCTTTCACTGGCGAAGTGTGATGAGTGTAGTTGTCTTGCGTCTTTGATGGCGGCGGCGGCTTAGCTACCGGCGGCGCCTTGATGTTGACGGTCTTGCCGAACTTGTTGGCCATGGCTTTCCCCTAAGTTGAAAATCCGAAAAAATTTTTGGGCTAGGTAGCGTCTTCGTCCTCGTCGTCTAAGACCAACTCGATGCCGTTGACGGTGATGCTGAGGTCAACGCCGTCCGGCACGTCCACCGCCACCACGATGCGCGGAGTGAGTGGCTTGACGACGTTGTCGTCGGGCAAATGGAACACATCCTGCGGCGGCTTGGCCATGTCATCTCCTGACTGTGCATCTTTCCATCTGGATAATTGTTCGCGCAAGGTTGCGGCAGGCGGCTTCGGCATTGATCGCGTCGATTTCATAGCGAGAATAGAACGGCGGCCGTTCGGTCACGGTGGTGACGATGCAGCCGGACAATACGACGGCGAGCAGCGCCAGGACGAGGACCATCACAGCCTCAGTGGCGTGACCACGCCGAGCAGGCCGGCGATGATATAGACAATGACCAAGACGATCAGGACCGTGATCAGGACGTTGATCACGGTGGCAAAAGGGGGCGGTAGCGGAATCAGCGGAAGCAGCTGCTGCACACCCCAAATCAAAACGCCCAAAACGATGAGCAGCAGGATGATTGAGATCAATGTGCCAATCATGACGGCGTCCTCTTGCAGGCTTGGATGAGCTGCGCGATTAGCTCGGAATTGGATTTGTCGCGCGCCTGGGCGTTGGACGCCACGTCGGACATCAGCATGGTGACGAAGACCAAGAAGGCGACGTTGACCATCAGCAGGGCAATAGCGATCGGATGGCCCGTCATCGAGCCGACCGCGGCCTTGAGGGCCTCGCTGAATGGCATAGCGGTTTACCGCTTGCGGGGAATCACCCCTAACCCGACAAATGTCGGATCGATCATATACCTGGATTGATCAACTGTAACGGGACCGCCGGGACTGATCGGCGTGCCGGGCGGCACCACCGGGGGCGTTGTCGGCGTCGGCGCCGGGTGCGCGGTGTCGTAGGTGGTCTTGGCGGCTACGGCGGCGTTGACCGCCGCCACAGTCGCCAATCTCTCGTTGAACACATTCATCGGGCCGGCCGGCTCGACGGTGCCTTCGAAGTCGTTGTAGCTAGGATTCTTAGGCCATTCGGTCATTTGTCGGCTTTGTTGGCGCGCTGGTCGCGTTGCTCGGCCGAGACGGTCGGGTTTGATCGCTGCAACGGATCCGGCTGGCCCGGCTGGTCCGGCGGCATGTTAGGATTGAGCGGACTATCGGGCGGCTTGGCCATCGGGTCGCCGTCCGGCTCGGGGTCGTTGCCGCTCGGAGTGGTCTTGGGCTTTTCCGATCGCTGTTCCGGCGTGGTACCGGCCTGGCGGGTCTCACCATATTGCCGTGCGGTAGATTTGGGGTCTTCCTTGTCGTCGTCGTCGTGGTCGTCCGACTTCTTGGACATCTTGGCTTTCCTCTTCCTACGGGGTGCAGCTGGCCGCTGGCGCGTGGTCACCTTGCGCTTGCGCGCAACAACCGGGCGCTTTCGCTTATTAGCCTTCATGAGCGTTTTCTCTTGTTGGCTGCGGTCTCAACATCGTCCTGGCCGGCTTGTTCCGATGTCATCTTCACGCCGGTGCCGATGATCGGCACTTTGCCGACCTTGACGATGACGTTGGCCGGGCCGTCGATCACCAGGGTCTTGCCCTCAAGCACCTCGTAATGGATTGCCATGCTCATCTCCTCTTTTTGGCCGGCTGCGGCGCTTTGGCGGTCTGCGCGGCCGGCTGGTTCATCTTAGCCATGAACCCGTCCAGTGTCAGCGGCGGCACATCCTCCTGGAGGCGCAGCCGGTTCTCATGATCGTACAGGACCAGCTGCTCGTTGGTCGGCACTGGTTCTGGTTCTGGCGGCGGCACATAAGGATCCGGCGTGTTCGGCACGGCGAGCCATTTCTGGTACTCGGCGTAGTCGCGGTTGGCCGGGTCGTTGGGGATGCAGGCGCCATCCTCGGTGCGGATGATGCTGTCGGTCGCGGTGAGTTGATAGTCAGCCATGATCATAACCTCGCGTCTGCTACGATTGCACCTGCCGCACCCATCATCGCCTTATACGTCGTATTCAAAGCGCCCGCGCCTGTTACATAAGAAAGTACGGCGCTATTAACGGTTGCGGCATCAACAGCATAAATACTATTGCCGTTTAACTGATTTCCGGCTGAATTTATGAATGTAATATTTCCGACAAGACTAAATGTCGGAGTTGATCGCATCGTTGTTAACAACGGAAATGAGTGGAAGAATAAATAAGTACCGCCACCGTTGCCAACTGCTGACCCAGGACAATTGAATATCTTTTGATAATACCGCTGACACGTCTCCAACTCCTGATCATACGGACGCATGATCATCGGCGACTGCGCGACGGTCGGCGCTTGGGTGCCGGGGAGGACGATGACGCCGCTGATATTGAAAGCGTCTGATGTAGTTGCGACACCGTTAACTTGACCGGGAGCGGCGATATAGTTGCCAGTTAACCAAGTGTTTGCAGACGGCGCAGTGTAGGTGGTACCGCACGCCACAGTAAACACAAGGACTATGCCTGCGGTATTAGCCGCAGCCCAAGTGCCATTAACGCAGCCAGGGATAGTGATAGTCTTATATTCTGGAGTGTTTACAGCATTTACAGTGTAGCTGAAAGCGTAGCTGCGATCTGAGGCACCGTTGCGGATTGAACCTGTATACGTTCCAGTACGGCCAGCATACACCCAGAATGAAAGCGTTATCGGTCGCGCGCTCGCCGTTCCCCAACCTAATCTCGCAGTGCGATAACCTTCGATGTTCTGGACAAACTGGACGTAATCGCCTGCAAGCATTGACGCTTGCGCCGTTGAAACCCCCATACTTAAAAGATACGGCAAGCCTGGAGTTAAAGTGTACAAAGCCTGTCCTGATACCAAAACACATGTGCCGTTTTTGTTGAACTGCCAACCATCGCAAATGTATTTGATAACAGACCCAGCAGAGATACTAATCCCACCTGTTCCATTTTCCTGACTGACCTCCATGCTGCCGTTGATCTGCATGCCGCTGTAGCTCATCGCGTCGAACGGCGCGGCGTAAGCTTCGACAAAGTCGCGGCGCACGGCATTGGCAGCTGCGGGCGCGGTCGGCAACGCCAGATGGCCGGTCATGGTATCGCCGCCGCGCTGGACATAGGTCAGCGCGCTGGGCGTCACAGCCAGCCATACGGTGCCGTCCCACTTGTACTGCGGGATCCCAGCCACGGCTGGGGTCGGGTACAGCTCGCCGATGATCGGAGCGGCTGGGAAGTTGATGCCCATCAGAGCCTCGCGTCTGCGAAAACAACAAACTCATAATTGTAGGCTTCAACACCTCCACCGTTGGTGAAGAAGACTGACGCTCCTTTTGAAGTGATAGCTTGAAAGTTAGGACCGCCAACAGCAAGGACAGATGATCCCGTTGCACTAGTGCAACTAGGACTGGCGCGCTTTTCCACTTTAAAATCAACGTAGGTGCCAAAGTGACCTTGCGTAGTCATAGTTGATCGGAAGCCACCAAGAACGCTTTCCCAATACCGCTTACATGTCTGCAACTCCTGATCATACGGACGCATGATGAGTGGTGACTGTGCAGCAGTTGGTGCTTGGGTGCCGGGGAGGACGGTGACGCCGGTAACGAAGATACCAGCACCGTTGCCTGTCATAAAGTTGGTCTGTCCGGTAGCAGCAATGAAGTTGCCCGCCTGCCACGCATTTACTGTTGCTGTATTAAGCGTACTGCTTGCTGCTGACAGACCGCAGAATGACAACTGTGCAGCGACTGTGTTGTTTGTCACCCATGTTCCAGCAACATCACCTGGAATAGTAACTGTCTTGTATTCCCACGCACTGGTGCCTGCGAGAGTGAGCCTTGTGACGTATGACCTAGTTGCAGTCGGACCATTACGCAGCACCATACTGCATGTCCCACCACCAACGAAGTTGGTCATGATCCAAAACGCAATCGTCACTGGTTGTGCGTTAGCTGCACCAAAACCAAGACGGCTCCAGCGATAACCCTCGATAGATTGAAGTAGGAACTGATAGTCATTTCCTGCGTTTGATGGAGGAGTAGCTGAACCGTAGAACGCAACACAATATTGGAAGCCTCTGTTAGGCACAGTTACATTCTGTGCAATAGCACTGCTACCTGTCGAACTACCATGCCCGCCAGCCCAACCATCTAAGCCGTACTTGGTGCCTGCTGTGGTTAATCCGGCACCGGCAGTTCCAAGCTCCTGACTGACCTCCATGCTGCCGTTGATCTGCATGCCGCTGTAAGCGAACGCATCGTAAGGCGCCGCGTAGGCGCGCACCGCGTCGACATATTGCTTCGGGGCAGCTTGCAGCGCGGCCGCGGGATCGGCATTCAACGTCAATGCGCCGCCCATCGTGTCGCCGGCCTTGTTGACGAACACAGAACTATCGATGGCGGGCGTGGCGACCGCCTGCACCCACTGCGAGGGGCCGGCGCCGTCGTTGTAGCGGATATAGAGCAGGCCATTGTCGCTGTCCCACCACATCGAGCCGTCCGGCGGCGAGACGGGAGGATTATCGCTGATGTAGAGCGAGGACTTGGCGTCGACGTATTGCTTCGTTGCCGCCTGCAACGCCGCCGCCGGATCGGCCGGCAGCGTGAGCGCGCCGGACATGGTATCGCCAGTGCGCTTGACGAAGGCGAGCTGGTCCTGCGACTGCGCCACCCAGGCCACGCCGTCCCAGCGATACTGCGGGACGCCGGCTTGCGGCGGGGTGGGGTGTAGCTCGCCGACCGCGGGGGCGTTGGGGAAATTGATGCCCATGCTCAGAGCCTTATGTCCGCTGTAATATGACAAGCATTAAAAGTAGCGGCCGCAGAGCCTGTTGCATTAACACTCATTTGGATACTCGTAGTTCCGGCGCTAACTATTGACCCAGGAAGATCGCCACTAGCGTTGTTCCACACTTTATCGACCGCACCTGTTGCTGGGCTATATGACTTAACAGTGGGTATGGCTCTCATGCTCGGCGAAAAGTAAAACACACCAGCGTAACTATAAAGGTCACTACCGGCAGAACGATTGCTCACCATTCCAACTTGAGTTGCAGTACCCGGTGCAGTGGCATAGTCGTAAGTCTTCTGCCAATACCGCTTACACATCAGCAACTCTTGATCGAACGGCCGCATCAGCAGCGGCGACTGCGCGGCGGTGGGCGCCTGAGTGCCGGGCAGAACGATAACACTCATCAATCTACAAGTGTCGTTGACAGCTTGTACGTTATTAACTTGTCCGGCGAGAGAGAAGTAATTGGCGCTGTACCACGTATTCGCTGATGGCGCGTTAAAAGCAGTTCCAGCCGCTTGCGTGAAGAACAAGGCGAGGCCGATACTATTAGCGTAATTCCAAACGCCATCCGTGCAACCAGGAATAGTAATTATATTCCACTGTGCGACGTTAACAGTAGCCTGTGTGTAAGAAAACACATAACTCCTGTCAGCAGCGGCGTTGCGAATAGCTCCGGTGTATAAACCTGCGCGACTATGGTTAGACCAAAAGCAAACAGTGATTGGCACCGCGTTGGCAGTACCCCACGCTAATCGTGCAGCACGGTAGCCTTCGATGTAGTGCGCAATCGCTGCGTAACCATTAGTACCGAGCGACGGCAGAGCTGTCGTTGCAAAAGCATACGCCTGATACTGTTTTCTGGGGTCACCAGTCGCGCCGATGCCACTAGTAATGACCATCCCACCTGCATAATTGACAGTCCAACCATCACAGAAATAACCGACACCAGTTCTGTTTGTTGTACCAAACTCCTGACTGACATCGAAGTTGCCGTTGGTCTGCATGCCGGAGTAGGCCATCGCATCGCCGGCGCGGGCGTCGACGTATTGCTTGGTGGCAACGCCGAGCGGAATAGTCGGGTCGGTCAAAACAGAAACCGATCCGGTTGAACGTGCAATGTACAGCGGCCCGTCGATAAACCCGCCCGCGTCATCAAATCTGCCGATTTGAAAGTTGGACCCCTGATTGCTCCCCGCTTCAGCGGCGGCATCGCAGAAGTTTACGGTCCAACGCGGCAAGTTACTGGCGTTGTATCCTCTGATCTGCGGGTTCGTTCCTGCTACCTGTTTCCTCAGACTTATCGTTGGGCTGGTAGCGTAGGAAAGTATCAATTCGCCCGTCATCGTATCGCCGGCCTTGGCCACAAACGCCGAGGTATCGACCACTGGCATCGCGGTGGCCTGCACCCACTGCGAAGAATCGCCGTCGTTGTAGCGGACGTAGAGCATGCCGTTGTCGCTGTCCCACCACATGCTGCCGGCGACGGCGTTGGACGGCGGGTCGGCGGCGATGGTCACCTGCGAGGCGGCCAGCTCCCACTGCGCGGCATTGAACGCGCCGGGGCCGTTGGCTGTGATCGCGCGCCAGATCTTGTCGGCGTTGGTGACGATGTCGCCGATCGCATAGATCGCAGCGATGTCGAAGAAGCGAATTGCTAGAAGAGGTTTTGGCGTGCCGAGCGTCGGCGTGGCGGCATCGCCAACGCTGATTTGGCGGTTGGCGGTGTTAACCGCGATCTCGCCAGGCTCAAGCGTCGGAAACGGTGTCGCCGGCGTGGATGTGCGCCGGTGGCGGTATTGGGATGTCATCGATCCCTCGTAATCAGTGCGTAATCTCGGCGAACGAGCGCCAGCGCGACAGTACTCTCAGAAAGTGCCGGCGTCGATGACCGCGGGCATCGAACTCACCGTCGCCCAGACCATGCTGCCGCCGGGCGGGCTGGCCATGCGGGCATATTGCGAGCCGTCGTTCGGGGCGTCCGGGAAAGTGCCGCCGGTCAGGCCAATGGGTCCAGCTGGGCCGACCGCGCCTTGTGGTCCCTGGGTGCCTTGCAGCCCCTGCGGGCCGGTTGGCCCCATTGGGCCGGGACCGCCGGATGGGCCGACATTGCCGACCGGACCCTGCGGGCCGATCGGTCCCTGGATCCCTTGGGGGCCGGGCGGGCCGCCGCCGGTCGCGAACGCGGTCGGGATCACCTTGCCCAGGCCGGAGACGCCGGTCGCCGTGACGACTTCGGCCGGATCGGCGTCATCACTGGTCGGCAGCCACAGGGCAACGCGGGCGTTCTGGGTCATGGGATGATGATGTCCGAGGCGTGCCAAGTTCCCCACATGCGGCAGCCCAGCTGCGGCGCGGTCGAGAATGTGAGATTGGCGCCGGAGCTGGAGAAGTCGACGGCCGGCTCCTGGACGATGCCGTCGATGCTGATCGCCACCTCGGCGACTTGGGTGGCGGCGACCGGCTGGTCGCCGAGGGTCGGATTTGGATAAGTCATGGTGAAATTCTTGTTTACGCCGTCGGGAATGGGCGCGATCTTGATTTTGAAGACGCTGATGGCGCCGGGCGCGAGTTGTGAAGCCTCGACCAGCAAATCCCACTGCACCATGGAGTTAACAGTGGCGCCGACCGCGAGCGTGAGCGAATTAGTGGCCTTGTCGACGGTGTAGTCAGTGCCGCCGACCAAACGGATGCCGTTGAGATGCACGTCGGTGTCGTTATCAGCTAAGAGGGGAATGTTGCCGTGGAAATCTGCGCCGCTAAATGTTTTCTGGCCGGCGGTGGCGACGTAAACGTAATTGGACTGATACGCCGGCGTTAACTTGATCGGAGAAACCCACTGGGTGCCGTCCCAGATGTAGAGTTGGTTGACATCGGTGTTGTAGTAGAAAGATCCGGGCAATAACGGGCTGGGCGTGGTCAGGCCGGTCTCAGGATTGGTGCTGCCGGGCATCGGCGGCTGCGCCCAGGCGCCGAGATAGTAGAAATTCCAGTGACCGACCAATTGCTGCGCGTACAAAGCCCACCATTTGGCGCTCCAGAGGCCGGCCAGGCCGCCTTCAACGGGTTGGTAGTAGAGTCCGTGGCCAAATGGGTGATTCTGGATGTAGGCCGGCGCGTCATTGGGGTTGACCACCGGCCCGGCGAGGTATTCGGCCCACTGCGTGGCTTCATTCTTCGCCGCGATCGCGTTGTCGGCCTGGGCGTGGCTGTAATTGGCGTCATTTTTGGCATCGATCGCGGCAGATTCGGCTCGGTCAGCGGCATTTTCCGCGTCGGAGGCGCTGTCGAGCGCGTTGATGTTGCCGTGGCTGATCGCCGAGAGCATTTTCGCCGCCGAAACAGCCGCGGCCTCGGCGTCGCGAGCGCGTAAATCGATATCGCGCGCGGCCGCGGTCACCTGCGCGGCCGATTGCGCGGAATTATCTGCGGCCGCGGCCGCACGGCGCTCGACGCTGTCGATTTCTTGGCGGCTGTGCTTTAACTCGGTCTGCAATTGCTCGCGGCCGACGCTGTTACTTTTCAATTTACCGTCGTCGCGGCGAATGTCCTCGAGCGCGAGTTGCGTGGAGTGGATCGCCTCGATCAAATTGTGGATCTGGGCGTCGAGCAGGTCAGCAGTGACCATTCCGCGCGGGCGGTCGGAGAATAAAATCTGCTGCTTGGGCCGGACGATCGCTGGCATGGCGGCGTTTCCATCGCGGACGATGACAATTATCGCACTGAACCGCAGAAAGGGAAAGCCAATGATCTCAGCCGAAGCCTTGGCGGCGCTGTCCGGCCTCGAGCATGGCGCGCGCTACAACACGATGCATTCGATCGCCCGCGAACTGATCGAGGCCGGCTACGCCTGCGAGGATTGGGGCAACCTTGGCATCACCGAGAGCGGCCGCAGCTATCTGCGGCGCGGGCAATTTCGGATCAAGATCTCCGGCGACGAGCAAGCCTGCGATCTGTCGGTGCATCAGATGCAGATTCCCGATGCGCCGATCGCGCGCAAGCCGCTGCCGTTCTGGACCAAGGATTCGCCGGCGCGGCCGCGCAATCGCGGCGAGTGGGATCCGGCGCCGGATACAACGGGCGCTGCGCGGAAGCCACTCGAGCTGGTGGAAGAGGCGCCGTCAGAGCCGCTGCCGGCCGCAGAGACGCGCATGCAGGCGATGCTGCGGGCCGCGGGCGTGGCATCGGGTGTGACCGGGATCTGGCCGGACGAGCGGTGGGTGCTCGAGTTTATGAAGGCGCTGGACGGGGTATTTTCCGAAGCGAAAACGGAGCCGGAAAATACCCTGTAGGGGGTATGGTAATCGCCAAGGAAGATTCTTCGGCGTGATTACCATGCTCCGAATCGCGAAAATTTTGCCACGCAGCATTGCGGACGCCGGCGCCCAAGCAACCCGGCCCGGCCAGGGGGCAGCACTGCTAAGCCATTGATATCATTGGTCTTTTCACGCTGATGGTTACTCTTAGTAACTAGTGGCGCGCGCCTACCATCTGTTTTGTGAACAGATGGTAGGCTCAACAATATCAAGGGCTTAGGTCAATGTTGACACTGTCTGGGATGCAATTGGGATACTTATTCGCTCAATCCAGCGATCATGGAATCCAATTCGGCCACTGTCATGTCCGCACCACGCCTCCCGCTAAGTGTTTGATTATCCTCACGAAAGAACTGCATTAGGGTGCGGCACGCGCTCGCCTTTGCCGCGGCGCTGGCATCGCTGTCATCTAGGATCGCTAGCAGGGCTTTGCGGACTATTATCCTTAGTGTTCCTTGACCACTCTCAAGTTGCGACGCCAGCGCCTCTAAATTGCCTTGCACTAAATCGGCCGCTTTCGCCTTTCCATTGCGCATTGCGCTTCGCCTCTAATGACCTGTAACGGGCTTGCATCATATGCCCGCCGTGGAAACGGCATACAGGAACGCCAGACATGGCCAATTGACCACAAGGCAAACCACTATGCCGCGCGGTTGCTTTGCATATTCTCCGATTAGTTCGCCCCTTATTCAATCGCACGCGCCACGCGGCCGCTTTCCAAGCCGCGTTGCCCCATTGCGGCTTACGCTTCAAATTATTTTTCAAATTATTTGAAAATAACTCTTGCATTATGTCCCGATCGGGATATGTTGCGGTTAACCGGAAACGCCGGCCCACAACGTAACAGAAACGGACATGACATGAAATATTCCGCTGAAACCATCATTTACAACTTGGATCGGATCGATCCGGCAACGCGTGCCGCAATCCTGGCATCGCCGAAATATCTCAAATGGTTTTCACAAAAGCCCGACGCCATGTTGCGCCTCGATGGTTCAACGAAAGTTATCAAGGGAAACAAGTTGGGCTTTCGAACCGCGATTCTCTATCTCGCCCCTTACACAATGTCGGGCTTCAATGTTTGCCCCATGGCCAAACTGGCCAAGTGTCATGACGGATGCCTGAATACCTCCGGCCGTGGCGCAATGAAAACTGTTGCCATGTCACGTTTGCGCAAGACTCTCTTTTTCCTGCAATTCCGCGACGAATGCATTGCGATGATTAAACATGAAGTGGCCAACGCCGAAAAGCACGCGGCCAAGCATGGTTACGTTTTGCTTGTTCGCCTTAACGGTACCTCTGACATCCGCTGGGAGAATTATGGAATCATGCAAGCCTATCCCGGCGTGCAATTCTACGATTACACGAAACTGGCCAATCGCAAAAACGTACCATCAAACTATGATTTGACGTTTAGCTATTCGGGCGTTCCTGATTTTCAGAAACAAGTCGATTTGGCAATCGCGGCCGGCATGCGATTGGCCGTAGTTTTCCGCAATCGTGCCATGGTCGAAAGCATGATTGACGCCGGCGCATCATTCCAAGGGCTTCCTATCGTCGACGGCGACGATACAGACGTCCGGCACATTGACCCGTTGCACAGTGCAGTGGCGCTTTATGCCAAGGGCTTGGCCAAGCACGATAACAGCGGATTCGTAGTGGGATGATTGCAGCTTATGCCGCGCGGTTTATCCGCGCGGCATATGCGGCAAACATGCCGAAAACAGGAAAGGACATAACATGCGAGTCTCTACCACACTAGCAGTCAAGCTTTCGCGCGGCGCCCCGCATACGACCTGGGATAATTTGCGCGAATGGCTCGACACTAAAACACGCGGCGAACTCGATACCGTCCGCCTCGATATCTTAACCGACATGGTTCAATCAATCGTCAAAGCGGAGGTTTAACATGCGCGACCATACCAGCGTTTATGTAGTACTCCGCGGCGACCATGGCGGAGAATTGGACCGCCAGCGGATTGATACCCGTGAAGACCAGGATCAAAGCGCCGTCATAGGCAATGCACTAATCCGCATGATTGGCGAATGGACCTTGAACCCTGGCGATAGCATCACAATCGAAGAGGTTTGATTGGAGCTTATGCCGCGGGCTTTTGCCCGCGGCATATGCGGCAATCATGCCGAAAACAGGAAAGATTAGAACATGACTCTATCAATAGCAGGGCGCGAAGCCCTCAAGCTCGCCTATGCCAGCAAAGGCAAACATCGCGGGCAGTTACTCGCACGCTGCCCGAAGTCGCACACGCTCGCCGCGGCCGCATGGCAGGGCGCCATGATGGCAGTGAACCCATACCAAGTGTCGATTGGCGCCATCCTGTTCATGACCGCGGAGCAGCGCGCGCTATTTGAAGAGGTCAAAGCCCACTTCGAGTCGTTGCCGCGCGAGTATCAAATCATGGCGCAGCGTGACCGCGAAGCCCTCGAGCGTTTGGGAGTCTGGTAATGACCCTTGAACAAATCAAAGCCGCGGTCGACCGCGGCGACACGGTCCATTGGGCCAGCAATATCTATCGCGTCATTCATGACAACGTAGGGCAATGGCTGATCCACTGCACAGTGAATGATTGCTACTGGGGCCTGACCTGGCAGGACGGCGTGACCATGAACGGCGAGCCGTCACAGTTCTACCTCGGCCAACGCGGCAAAACCCGCAAAGCAGGCAAACCATGAAAAATCATACAAAGATTGGCTACGACAAAGTGGCGGTAAACCGGGCCATTGCCGGGTCGAGCCGACATGGCGCAGCCATCGATGCCGCCGAGGCCGCGCAAATCCACCGGATATTATCCGGCCGCTGCGGCGACGCCCTGGAGGTCACCCAGATTGTGGAGATTCCCAGGAATAGGCCAGGGGGTAAACTCGGCCGGCGGGCCAAGCCCGCCATGTCCAAAGAACGGTTCCTGGCGGGGATCGCCGCGCTCGGCCACAACATCAACACCGCCAACCGGCTGTTGGGCGTTGGCCGGTCGACCATCTACCGCATGGCCAGCGGCCACGCCGCAGTGCCGGCAGTAATCGCCCGCCTGATGGACATGTACGAGCGATTTGGCATCCCACCGGAGCACCGCCCATGATCTGGATCGTAGTCCTATGCGTGATCCTGCTCCTGCTCGTCAGCGAGTAGACACCGCACCCTGCGGGCCGGCAGATTCCGCACCGGCCGGCAGGGCTGTCCACCTGTCCACCCAATTAAGGGGGGTAGTGCTGTATATATAAAAATACAAATTTCTCTCACATGCATATACCTAAACACGGTGGACAGTGGACAACATGCACTTTATTAGGAGTTATCAATGGGTTACGCTGTCCACCGGCCTGTCCACTGTCCACCGCTTTTAGCGCGCGTGGAACTTTTTTCGGGGTATCGCGCTAGCTGTCCACCGTATCCGTCCCGTCCGTGTCCACCGTTTTGACCTCGCGCAGGACCGTCTGGATGTCGTCGACCGGGTACCATTTCTCGGTCTGTTCCTTGCGCTCCGTCACGTTCAATAGCTGCGCCGCAGCCATCCGCGACCGGAACGCATACAGGATATACCGCTGCTTACTGACCCGGATCCTGGCCTTGTCGCCGCTGTCCAGTTTCACCACCGCGCAGTGTTCATCGAACGCCCCGGCCAGCTGCCCGCGCCAGGCATTGGCGTTGCCGCCGTCACGTTCGTTGCCGCCCGACAGGTACTCCAGCACGGCCCGTTCCAGGAACATCTTTGGGAACACCAGTCCACGGTCGTCGTCCGCGGCGAAGTCGGCCAGCGCGTGCTCGACATCGTTCTTTGCCAGGTCCGCCATTTCGTCCTTGGCTGCCGTCTTCATCGGCGTGAACATGTCGAACTTGGATAGGTCGCTCGATTCCAGGTACTCCACCAGCGCAGCCATGCTGCCTGGTGCGTTAATCCACGCGTCCATGGCCTTGGCCTCGTCCGGCGTCATTTCGCGACCGTTGCGCAAGACAGTGACCCGGCGATCGTTCGCCGGGATCGCCGCCGCGTTGACGTGATTGGTAGCCACCGCAACCGAGCAGAAACTCATGCCGTCGAACGCCGGCAGCCCCTTCACCTTGAACGTGCGCCGCTTCGGCGCCGGGTCGAGCACATGCTTCAACGCCGTATACACGCTGCGCTTCTCGCCTTTGCGGTGCGCAGTCGGCGAAGCGTGCGCCTCGTCGACTGTCACCAGCAAGTTATTGGCCTGCCAGTCGGTATAGACCGCCTGCGCCGACGTCCCGGTCAGGATATCGAAGTCCTCGGCCTTGCAGTACGCCTCGCCGTAGAGCTTGTGCAGCACCCGCGCCATGAACCCGCGGCCGGTGCCGTACTTGCCCTGAAGCGGTCCGCCATCGCTGTCGGCCACGAACCAGGGCGAGCTGCCCGGGATCGCCGGGTACAGCCACTTGTGCGCCATCCAATCGAGCCAGAAGTTGCGCTCGGTCTCGGCCGGCAGGAACCGCTCGAGGAAGTCCAGAAACGGCTGCAAGTCAGCGCCCTCGGCCGGCTCATGCACCGGCCGGCGATAGGTGTTCTTGAACACCTGCCCGGCCTCGGCATAGACCGGGAAGTTCTCGGCCGGATGCATCCTTATGCCGGCGATCGACAGCCGCTTGGCGCTGCGCGACCAGCGGTCTGTGGCCAGTATAAGCTTCGGCGCGATCGGTCCCTTCTTGCCCATCTGCGGCAGAAGCTCGGACCAGGCGGCGAACTCTTCCTTGAACGACTGCACCGTCATCGTGCAATTGGCCGAAGCCTCGTACAGCATCACCACCCGGCCGGCCCTGGCGTCGAAGCCGTGCGTCTGCACCAGCCAGGCCACCTTGTGGTCAAACGAGTCTGTGTCGACCGGCCGTACCGGCATTGTATAAACCTCGGCCATCTCAATCCTCCCACGGGTGCTTGATGCTGTTGAGCATGCGGCGCAGCTCGACATCCTCGGCCGGCGACAGCGCCGCCCAGCGATGCGACACGCTATGCTTGGTGTCCCACAGCGTCAGGCCCATCGCCCCGGACCTGTTCACCAGCACCCGGTCCGGTGTTTTCGACCCTGGATCCCAGATGTTGGCGAAGCCCCTGATCCGGGTAGGCCCGGCCCGCTTCTCCAACTCGCGCAGCGTGATCCGCTCGCCGTCCGCCAGCACCATCACGTCGTCGGGCTTGAGATCATACACCCGCTCGCCCGGCGTGTGCGCCTGCGCCACCGCTATCCGTTCAAGCCCCAGCCCCTGCATCACCCGCTCGCACTCGGCGAGCATCTCCGGGATGTCGGCATCGGGAAAACACGGCAGGTCGCCGAGCTTGGTATTGAGAATGTCGCGCGTGCCAACGTAGTCGTACTCGCGGCCCTGCGAATGCCAGCCGTGTACGCCCACATATCGCTTGTCGTTGCCGGTGAAGTACTCGACCAGGTGCGGCTTGTCGCCGATGCCCGGCTCCGGCTTGAACCGCGCCGTCCAGCTGCGCTTACGCACGGTCAATACCTGGCCGATCAATGCCAGCGTGGTCGAGCCGGAGCGCCGCCGCAGGCACCCCTTCATGAACGCCGGCCACTGCTGCCACAGCATCTCCAGCAGCGCCGCCCGCACCCGGTCCGAGCGCACGTCCAGGTCGATCACGAACGCCCTGCTGCCGAGCATGCGGATTCCCGCGGTCTTGCCGCGCCAGGTCTCGATCGCCGCATCGTCGTTCGGCTGCTTCGGCCAGCCCTTGAACGGCCCGTCGCGGCCGCGCAACGGTATGACATCGTAGCCATTGTCGCGGATTCGCCGCCACACCTTGCGATACGAGTGCTCGGCCTTGGGTTGCAGCGGTATGGCTTGCGCTGTCTGGCCGGGATGGTATTGGTTGGTCATCGTTCGGTCCTTTCTTTGGTCCGGTTCCTGTTGGCGCCTGGTTCCTCTTGGACTTGCACGGTCACCTAGGGATGGGTGTGATTCTGGCCGGCAGGGATTTCGCCCCCTGCCGGCTCTTTCATTGCAACAATGCGTCAATATCCGCCGAGTTCTTCACCAGCACAACCACTGCCCCTAGTGCGGTAAAGCTGTCGCGGTACCACTTCTGGTGCGCTGTCATCCGCCCGCCGCGCGGCCGTTTCAATTCCGCGAAGATCACGCGGCCGCCCGGCAGTACCACAATCCGATCGAAGAACCCGCGGCTGCCGATCGCCCGCACCTTGGTGCAGATCCCGCCGCGCGCCGCCACCCGCCAGGTCAACTCGCGCTCGACTGCGCTTTCTTTTTCATAAGATTTGACAGACCGCATCGGCTGTGCCCATTATCGTGCTTCATCATCGAGATATGGAGATCATCAAATCATGACCGCGGTTACCGAACAAGATGCGCAAGAGGTTGTGCGGCCGCTCAAGCTGCTCACGGCGCTGATCAAGACCGACATCGAGCACGGCGACGAGGCCGCCGAGCGCGCCGGCATGGAGTTCTACCGGCAGGCCGGCGCCAAGCTGGCCGAGGCCAAGCGCGATCATTTCGCCGGCCGCACCGCCGAGTTCTATGCCTGGGCCGATCGGAACTTCCATAAATCCCAAGCGAGAATAAGGGCTTGGGTCCAGTTGTCCGGACATGACGACGTTAAGTCCTTGAAAAGTATACGCGAATCCGAAGGCGCGGCGCGCAAGCCGGGCGGCTCGGTGTACCGGCCATGGACTGCCTCGGTCGACGCCATCGCCGAGCGGGCGCAGCGCGAGGCGATCCGGCTCGGCGAGGAGTTGACCCGCAAGCAAGAGCGCGACGCCGAGGCTCAGCTCGGCCGCCGGTTGATCGACATCGGCTACCGCGTGCTCGCCAAGGAACTGCATCCCGACAAAGGCGGCTCGAAAGATGCCATGGCCCGGCTCGGCCGGGTCCGCGATCGTCTGCGTTCAAACGTATAGGGAGCCAACCATGTCCAATAACATTGCCAAGATCCGCAAGGTCGAGCCGCCGGCCATCCACCGCGCCAAGAACGGCCAGGAACGCCTGATCGGCGGCCGCTGGAATATGCTGCGGGTTACCGAGTTCCTGCTGGCCAAGAAGACTTGGCAGACCATGGATGAGATCGCCCGCTTTGTGTACGGCAGCACCGGCGAGAAGCACCGCGACAACACCCGCAAGCACATCCCGTCGCAGCGCCGCTATATGCTCGACAAGGACACGCCGATCGTCACCGACTACGGCCCGCGCGGCATGATCATGCGGGTCAAGGTCTACGACCAGGGCAAGAGCGACGACCAGATGAAATTCGAGACCGAGATCAGCAAGGCGCGCGACAAGAAGGAGATAACCGAGCGCCGCTACGAGGATTTGGTGCGACTGTTTCTACCGCGGTAGTCAAATAATTTGACAACTATCGAGATCTGTGCTACAATGATTTCATTGAACCGAACAGAACAGAGGATGACACATGCGGCTCTCTACCAAGCAGCTTCAGATGCTGCGCGACTACGACAATGATCTGGAAGCCACCGATATCTGCGCCTTCAACGGTCCGTTCGACTGGCACAATCGAGAGAAAGTAATCTGCGCCTTGATCCGCAAAGGCTTGCTGGTTGAAGACCGCGTCACCGAAGCCGGTCGCAAAGTGCTCGAGCAAAACAAGGTGCCGGCATGAGCCGCCATTCCACCATTGTCGGCGGCTCGACCGCCGACCGGCTGCTGAATTGCCCCGGCAGCTTTCAACTGCTGCAACGCATCCCCGAGCAAGCCGAGATGCCGAGCGAATACGCCGACTACGGCACCGCCATGCATGCGGTGATGGACCGTTTGATGTCGATGTATGCCGACGGCTTCCCGCCCGGCAACGAGGATCCGCTGATCTTCGCCGCCCGCGATATGCTCGGCGATACTTTCTATGATCGCGTATTGGAATCGCATCACCTCGAGGATTCGATCTATCCGGCGATCGTCACCTTGTATGATCTGATGCGCGAATACGGCGGCGGCTTTCACGTCGTCGCCAACGAGCTGAAGGTAAAATTTCCGGGGATTCCGGGCGCCTTCGGCACCACCGACTTGTTACTGGCCAGCAAAAAGTTCGTGCTGATGGTCGACTGGAAATTCGGCGCCGGCGTGCCCGTTAAAGCTGTGTACAAGGACGAGCACGGCGAGAAGGTGAATCCGCAGCTGTTGTTCTATTTTGCCGGCGCCATGGAGGAACTGCCCTCCATGTTCAATAAGAAGCGGTATGCCGTGGCAGTGATCCAGCCGCGCACCGCCGAGCGGCTCACCCACACCATAATAACCCGGGTTGAGATCGACATGTTCATTGAGGACATGGACCTCGCCATCATCGCCGCGCTCGGCAAGAACCCGCCGCTGCACGCCGGCGAGCACTGCCGCTGGTGCCCGGCCCGGCCGTTCTGTCCCGAGCACACCGGCCCGCTGTTTGAGTTAGCCGAGCTAGAAATCCTGCCGGCGCAATTGCGCGCATCCGAAGTCAACGACGGCAACGCGGCTGCTTACGGTGAGTTTCTCGCCAAGGCCAAGCACCTCGCCGACCTGGCTGCCGATTACAAAAAGCAGGTCGACGAGGCGGTCCACAGCTATCTGGAGAACGGCGGCACCGTGCCGGGCTGGAAGCTGAAGCAGAAAACTAAACTTCGCCAGTGGATCGACGAGGACATCGTCAACAATGAACTCACCCGCCTAGGCTTCGGCCAGGACGAGATCTGGCAGCGCAAACTGCAAACCTTCGGCGTGGCCGAGAAAGCGGCCAAGCGGCTCAAGGTCAAGATCCCCGAGCACCTGCGCGTCGCACCGGAAACAGATGAGACCGTGATTGCGCCGGACAGCGACCCGGCCCCAGCGATCGATCGTGCCCAGGCAACCCTCGAGTTTGCCGCGGCGCTGAAGCAATTGCGTCACGAACAAGGTTCGTGACACAATACCTGGCCGGCCCCGTCGGGGTCGGTCACCTGTAACATGAAAGGTCTGAAGATGAACGATATCGTCAAACGCAGCTTAGGTTCGACCGCCCTGTCGGACGACCTCGCCGACCGGCTATTGGCCGGCATCGAGGACAGCCAAGCCACCACGCTCGTAGCCGGCGGCGGCAAGGATCTCATCAAGCTCGGCAAGTCTGATGGCAACTGGTCGATCGGCCAGGCCGACGAACCCATGCAAGTGGGCAGCAAGTGGCTGATCAACATCGTATCGATCTGCCACGGCTACATCTGCTGGTCGAAGTATGAGGGCAGCCGTAAAAATGAGAGACTCGGCGAGGTGATGGTGCCGATGTACGAGCCGAAGCCGAGCAAGCCTGCGGCGATCGACGGCTTTCCGTTTGCGGAACAGCGGTCATTCGAGGCGGTGTGCTTGAACGGCGAGGACGCCGGCGCCGAGGTGCTGTTCAAAAACGGCTCGGTTGGCACGATGAAGGCGTTTAAGAAGCTGGAGGACGCCGTCAAGGCGCAGCTCCGCACCGACCGCGCCTACCCCTGCCCGGTGATCCAGTTCAAGTCCGACAAATACAAGCACCCGGAATACAACTGGATCTGGAACCCGATCTTCGAAGTGGTCGATTGGGCCAATATGGCCGGCGAGCTGAAATCTGGCGCCGGCCCCGACCCGGAGCCGAAGCCGGCGCCGGCCGCAGCTGCACCGCGGTCGCGCACCAAGCCGGCTCTGGTCGACGACGCGCCGGATACCGCACCAGAAGACGAGCCAGCCGCGCCAGTGCGTCCGGCGCAGCGGCGTAGGCCACCGGCAGCCTAACCACCCGCGAACTCACCCAGGCCCTTCCCAGGGCCTGGGCCTTCCCCCTCATCCCAGGGAATGCCCAACCATGTCTGCGCGCACCTTCGATACCGACAAAATCTGCTGGTTCGACTTCGAATCTAGATCGGGCGTCGACCTGCAAAAGGTCGGCGCCATGCGCTACGCCTGCGACCGCGACGCCGCGGCGATCATCCTGACCTACGCCATCGGCCATAGTCCGACCAAGCTGATCCTGGCGCCTGAGCCGGGCGCGCCGCTGTCTTGGCACCACCTGCCGCTGGATTTCACCGAGTTCTACTATCGGGTCGAGGCTAGCGCCGCCGCCGGCACCTTTGCGGCGTTCAACGCTGGCTTCGACCGGGCGATCTGGAACAATGCGCTGCGCGACGCGCCGCAGCTGTTCCCGGACATGTGCATCGATCCCTCGGTCCAGGCCACCGCCGCCGGCCTGCCGCCGGACCTCGCCGGCGCCTGCAAGGCGGCCGGTTCGATCCTCAAGGTCGAGAACGGCAACGAGTTCATCAAGCTGTTCTGCATGCCGGACTCCGTAGCCACCCCCCGCAGTCATCCCAGGCAGTGGGCGGCGTTCTGCGGCTACGCGATCGGCGACATCGACGCCATGCGCAGCTTGTTTCTGCGCACCTGCCAGCTGCCGCTGCGCGAGTGGCAGGAATACTGGGCGGCCGAGGCGATCAACGACCGCGGCATCGGCGTCGACGTCAAGTTCGCCAGGAAGGCGGCCCGGTTGGCCGGCCATGCCAAGCACCGCGCTGGCAACGAGCTGCGTGAGATCACCACCGGCCACGTCACCGGCGTCACCCAGGTCAGGCCGCTGACCACCTGGCTGTGCAATCACCTGCCGCTGGAAGGCATCAACATGCTGACCAAGCGCGAGGAAGAGGAGGACGAGGATGGCAAGATCACCAAGCCGGCCAAGTACTCGCTGACCCGCGCCAGGATCGAAAAGCTGATCCCCTACTGCCAGGCGATCGGCCACCACAAGGAGTTGCGGGCGCTGCAAATCCGCTTGTACGGCGGCTCGACCACACCGGCCAAGTACAGCAAGATTCTCGCTCAGCAGGTGCAGGGCACAATCTACGGGCAATATGTCTTTAACGGCGCGCCGCAGACCGGGCGTTTCTCATCCCGTGGCGTGCAGATCCAGAACCTGGCCCGGGCGTTCCTGCCCTACGAGCACGATGCGATCGAGGCGATTCTGGCCGGCGCCGACTATGACGAGCTGGCCCGGCTTGGCGACGACACGCCGGTGCTGCGCAAGCTGGCGTTGCTGATTCGGCCTGCTTTTGTTGCCGGTGACGCGAATCAGTTCGTGGTCAGCGACTTCGCGCAGATTGAGGCGCGAGTATTGCCGTGGCTGGTCGGTCCAAAAAGTAAAGGTGCGCTCAAACGGTTGCAGATCTTCCGCGATATCGACGCCGACCCGTCGCTGCCGGATCTGTACACCCGCACCGCCGCCGATATGTCCCGCGTTGCCGTGACCGATATCAGCAAGATGTTACGGCAGCGCGGCAAGGTGGCCGAGCTGGCGCTCGGCTTCGGCGGCGGGGTCGGCGCCCTGGCGGCGATGGGCGCCAATTACGGATTGTACCTCCCCGAAGGGGAGGCCAAGCAGGTGGTCGACCAGTGGCGCGCCGCCAATCCCTGGTGCGTCCGGTTCTGGGGCCGGCATACCGAGGATGAATCCTACGGGTTGTGGGGCGCCGCCAACCGGGCGCTCGAGCAGCCCGAGACCAAGCAGACCGTCGGCCGGCTCACCTACATCTACATGCCGCAGATCCTGTACGGCACGCTGTACTGCCAGCTGCCCAGCGGCCGGTGCCTGGCTTACCGCGGCATCAAATACGAGATGGTCGACGAGCTGGATGACGACGACAAGGTGATCGGCCGCTCGTCCCAGCTGCGGTTCTCCAAGGGCTATGGCCGCTCCAAGATCTGGCACGGCACGCTTTGCGAGAACGTGGTCCAGGCCACCGCCGCGGATATCCTGCGCGGCACTCTGGCGCGGCTGGAAAAGACTGATCTCAACGTGCGTTTGCATAGCCACGATGAGTGCCTCATCGACGTTCCCGAAGATCAAGTCGAATCAGCCAAGTCAATGTTGCGAGGGATTATGCGGGAAGGTTTCGATTGGTCGGAGGGTCTTCCGCTCATGTCAGAAGAAACCGTTCAACCTTATTACTCGAAGTGGGAATCGAAATGAGGAAGCGCATACCTAAGCATCCGATCTATAACAGCTGGCGTGGCATGATCGACCGCTGCACCAATCCCAACAATAAACAGTGGCATCGTTACGGCGGCAGGGGCATATCGGTGGCTCCCGAATGGATGGTGTTCGCTAATTTCCATCGTGATATGGCGTCTGGTTGGGCGCCGGGGTTATCAAACGATCGTATCAACAACGACGGTAACTACGAACCAGGTAACTGCCGCTGGGCAACACCGAAGGTTCAACGTCTAAACACCACATTACGTATCAATATGATTGATACGCCGTGGGGGCGTATGACGTTAGGTGAGGCCGCCGAGCGTAGTGGGCTGGATCGCACCACCATATACTCGCGGCTACAGGCTGGTCGTCTCGATCCGTTTGACCCGCAACATTCCAATATTGGGCGCGTGTCCTGGCGCAAGGGCGCCGGTCGGCGGATAGCTACGCCGTGGGGTGAGTTAACTGTAATCGAAGCGGCACAACGGTCTGGGTTAAAGGAAGACACTCTGCGTTGGCGGCTTAAGCATGGTGGTGATCTTTTCCGCCCGCCTAGGCAGGAGGGCAAGTGATGCCCTCACAAACCCATGTCCGCCCGCTGCCGCCAGGCGTCCGCGCCCGGCTCGACAAGCTGATGCTCATGCTCGGCTCCGTCAATGACAACGAACGTGCGGCGGCGTCGGGGCTGATCACCAGCCTGCTGCGCGAGCACGGCTTGGATTGGCATGACCTGGTCGGCTCGATCGGCCAGCCGGCGCCGGCGGCGACGCCAAAGCCGCCACCAGCCAAAGCGAAACCGCAGCCTGGCCCACAGGAGATGACCGCGGCCGAGGTCAAGCAGCTGGTGCATCTGATCCTGCGCAGTCCGCTCAACGATCGCGCGCGCCAGTTCCTGGCCGGCATCATGGACCGGGCCGAGATCTACGACGTCGTCAGGTTTTCCGACAAGCAATGGATCTGGATCCGCGATCTGGCGAGGAGGGCAGGTGCAATATGAAATACCCAGACGAGCCTGGATATAAAGAGGGAGACACGTCGCGCGAAGCGGCCGAGAGCATGAGCCTGCGCGCCGTTAGGTTGCGGAAGCGGTGCTATGATTTAATACGCAAATATCCTGGCCACACCGCTGACGAGATCGCTGACCTGGTAGGCGAAAGCCTGCTGGCGATCAGGCCGCGCATCTCCGAGCTGCGGCGCATGCAATACGTTCGCAACCACGGACGCGGCAGCAACCGCTCCGGTATGGCGGCCCACCGCTGGGTGGTCTGCGAGGATGTGGATGTAACGGCGGAAGCAATTGATGAAAGATGGGCGGACCTGCGGAGGGACAGTGCTAGGCAGATCCGACGGCGCTACGTCGCGGTCCTTAATGTGTTCATGGATCGTATCGAGTGCGGCGACAAGCGCGCCGCTGGAGAACTCAAGGCCGAGTTGGATGAGATGCGGCTGGTGCTGGATCAATCATACGAATGGGTGCGATAGCGATGCGCGAGAAATCAGAACTGCGGCCGTATCAGAACCGCATCGCCACTTCGCTTTATGAATCCGACGAGAAGATCGCGGTGGCTCGGCCGGGCGGCGGCAAGACCGTCGCGGCGCTGACCGCGATCGAGGAGCTGATCCGCGACAAGCACATCCGCCACGCCCTGGTGATCGCGCCCAAGCGCGTGGCCCGTATGGTATGGCCGGACGAGATAGCGTTATGGGAGCATACCAAGGGGTTGTCATATCAGGTGCTGACCGGCACACCGCAGCATCGCAGCATCGGCCTGGCCGAGGCGCACGCCGGCGTGTTCGACATCACCATTGTCGGCATCGACATCGTCGAGTGGCTGCTCGAGCAGCTCGTCAAGCTGCCGGAGGATTCGCGGCTGTTCGACTTGCTGGTGATCGACGAGGTGTCCAAGCTGCGCGACCCGTCCGGGGTGCGCGCCCGGCGCCTGCTCAAGCATGCCAAGCGATGGAAAATGGTCTGGGGCCTGACCGGCACCCTGCGACCGTCAGGCGCCGAGGATTTGTTTATGCCGGCGACGGTGGTAACCCGCGCTAAACTGTGGGGTAAGTCGTTCTACTCTTGGCGCAAGCAACGGTTCTATCCGATTGACTACCAGGGCTACACATGGGCGCCGTTGCCGGGTGCGGAGGAAAGAATCAACGCCGAGCTGGCACCGCTTTGCGTCACCCTGCGCGACGACGAGCTGCCGCAGCTGCCGGAACTTTCTATTGTCTTCGACCGGGTCGAGCTGCCGGCCGCCGCCCGCAAGCAATACGATGACATGGAAGAGAAGTTGCTGCTGTGGGACGGCGGCGAGGCGGTCCTGGCGGCTTCCGCTGCCGTGGCCACCGGCAAGCTGGCGCAGCTGGCCAACGGTTTCGTCTACGACAATGGCACAACCATCGCCATCCATTCGGAAAAGGAGCAATGGGTTCAAGACGTTATCGATGGCGCGGATGGGCCGGTGCTGCTCGTTTACGAGTATCGCGAGGACTTGGAAATGCTGCGCCGGTTGCTCGGCGAGGATCTTCCTTACCTCGGCGACGGGGTCGCCGATAAGGCATCTGACCAAAATATCACCCGATGGAATGCCGGCGAGCTACCGTTCATGGCGCTGCATCCGGCGAGTGGCGGACATGGCTTAAACCTTCAGCACGGCGGTTCGGACATGGCCTGGATTAGCCCGACCTGGTCGCCAGAGCTGTGGGAACAAACAATCGCCCGGCTGCATCGTTCCGGTCAAGTGAAGCCGGTGATCGTCCGCGTCTGCGTTGCCGCCGATACCGTCGACCAGATGAAGCTCGACCGCGTGCATATGAAAATGACGGCGCAGCAGGCGTTCGAAGCCTACCTGCGGCGCCATCAAGTCGAAGGGATTCTCGTCAACGCCTAGAGCGTAGCAGTCTTCTCCAGGCTGAGCACCAGCTGCGTGCCGTCGTCGTCGAACTTGTTTTTGATTATGATGTCAACGATCTGCTCGTTGAGTTTGAGCAGCTGGTCGCGGTTGACTTGGTGGCGGAAGTGAGTTTCGCCGTCGTTGATGTTGAGAACGACGAGATCGCGCTGCGGGATAGTGAGATAGACGAAGCGGGTGACCGGCATGGTGGGCCTCGTTATCCGTTTGAAACGTGAAGACCTCACCATACGCCTCTCCTAATTCTGTTCCAGTGCGCGCCGCGCAATCCACATGCTGGTGTCGGCGGCGATGTCAGGCAAGGCGGCGATCTCGCGCAGGGCTTCGCGCAGCTTCTCATTCTTTTCCGCCAGCTGCATAAGCTCGCGCAGGCCAATATTGAGCTGTCGTTCGATTTCGGTCAGCGCCGCGTACATTTCCTTTTCATGGGACATCACGGCTTGTCCCTGTGTAGCCATTTCAGCTCTGGGTGGCTGCTGTACCCATGCTCGAATACCAGCCAGCAATAATCGCTTTTGCCACCGCCCACCTTGCCGTTGGCTCTGATCACATGTCCCGGCGGCATCGACGGCCGCGGGGTCAACAGCCATACGCTTTGCAGTGGCGTGTCATATAGCCAGCGGGCGGCGTTCAGCCGCGCGGTCGGCATGATCAGCGCCACCTTGTGGCTGGCCCGTTCCAGCGCGTGCTTGGTGAACGCCTCGAAGATATCGAACGGCGGATTGCTGACGATGTTGTTTGGTGCCGAGGTGTGGTCGAGCAGGAAGTCCTGCACGTTGCCGCGGCCGCGGCGATCGACCAGGTCGGCGCCATGGGCTATGTGTCCGGCATCGATGGCGGACTCGACAATACGGCCGAAGCCGCAGGCGGGATCGTAGATTCCGCCAGTGAACTTCTCTTCTTGGAATAGTCGCTCGCTGACCCAGTGCGGCTCGACGTAGTGTTCATCAACGCGGGCATAAGCTGTGGCGCCGGCGGTGTGAGTCCACGGCTGGCTCATCGCACGTCCTCGTTCCATTTCCACTTGCCGTCGATCCATTTGCCGTTCACTGGATCCTTGCACTCGGTGGCGCGGACCTCCCGCGCCGAGGTCCAGCGCGCTTCCAGATGGCGTGCGTAAGCCATTGCTTCGGCTTCGGTTTCGCACCTGATCGCGTTGTCGTACCACTTGGCGTCGTTGGCGACGCGCACTTCCGGTTTCCAGGCCATCAGGCATTCCCCTCGGTTCGGAGGATCTTCATGTTGTCTTTCATGTGCTTGTCGATGTCGCGGTAGATCCCGCGCATCGCCGCGGCCAATGCCGGCAACCCGCGGCCCGCGGCCTTGTCGATGTGTGTGAACACCTGCGCGGCGCCCATGTAATAGGTCGCGCGCATGGCATCGATCTGCTCTTCGTCGGTGCCGAGCGAGCGCATCTGCGCCACGAACACGTTCCATGAATCCTTCAGCGAGCGATCGGGATCGATATCGCCCTGGATGACCTGAATGGTTTCAGTCACGCGGCTTCTCCAGCGCCGATTGCAGCTGCGCGATCGCTGCCGCCTTCAGCGCGTTCTGGTCGGCCACCAGCTCGTCGATCGCCGCGGTGGTCGGCGTCGGTGCGGCGTCCAACTCGTTAATGGCGTTAACGTAATCTTCGGCGCGGCGGGTCAGTAGGCCGATGTTGGCCATCTGCGTGGTCAGCTCGACCAGCATCTTGCGCAGCCGCAGCGATTCATGCCGGTAACGATCGCGCTCCTCGACCATCATCGCTACCCGGTCGCGCTCGCGGTTTAAGTCGATCCGATACTGTGTGATGGCGTTGTTGGCTGAGATTAGGTCGTTGTGCATTTGATTGACTTGCGCCAACGCCGCCACACGGTAGTCCTTTTCGACATCGGTCACTGCGTTCTGTCCGTTCGGTCGAGCGTTCATAGGGATGTCCTCGGTTATGTCGGGGAATGGGTAGCTACTGCGCCGCGGCGCGGCGCAGTAGCTTGGCTGCGGACACGGTACCTTTCGCCGCCTTTTTCGGAGCCTGGCGCATAGGCCATAGAGTATCCGGCGCATCGTGGCCGATCTCCTCCAACGCATCTTTAAGTAGCCGGTAAGTGTCTGCGGGGAATTGCTTTCCCGCCCGCCAGTTGTAGACGCCATTGACCGAGGTTCCGGTCAGCTCGGCCATCGTCTCGATGCCGCCGAGCGCGTTGATGATGTCCGAAGTGGTGCGTAGGGTTGTCATGAATCAGTCCTATCTCAACATTTTTGAGAATACAAGTTGCATCTCAAAATAGTTGATTTACACTGGTGCGCAATGGACGACCAGGAAGCCCAGCTGCGCGAACTGATGAAGCGCGATGCCGCGGTGTATCGCATCCGTAATCAGATCGCGGAGAAGGATCCAGAAGCTAAGGCTAAGGCTAAGAAATCGCACAAGGCCAAGGCGAAGGCCGAGAAGACTGCTAAAGTTGAACCCGACGAACACCCAACAGAGGAACCACCACAATGTACCGATACCTCGGCGCCGTCATAGCGGCGCTGCTACTGACTGTGCCCGCCAAAGCCGACATCATTCTCGATACCACTGGTCTTGGTGGCACCGGCACGAACGTGGTCTTCAGTTCCATATTCGACAACCGCCTCATCCTGGGCCGCCTCAACGGCCAGCATGACGAGGTCGTAAGATTCAGGGACTTAACTCCTACGCAAGATCCGTTGAATCCGTTCACCGGGTCGCAATCCGGTAACGATATTAAAATTTTTAACACCGAAGACCTCGATATCACGGTGTTCAACTCGCTGAACTTGACCCAGCTTGCTGTTACCAGGGATGTGTTCAGTTTGGTTGGAACAGTCGGCGCGACCATCCTGTTCAGGGTGACGGCACTGGAAGCGGATGGCACCTTCAAGGACTTCCTGTTCAGCGATGTCTTGAAATCCGGCCAGAACGGCTACGACTTCACCGCCATCAACGGTGAAGCGATCTGGGATCTAGACTTGAGAGTTGTCGGCGGTCGCATTAACGATTTCGAGCACTTCCGCATCGACGTGGCTCCCGCCGCTGCGGTTCCCGGTCCGATTGCCGGCGCCGGCCTGCCCGGCTTGGTGGCGGCGATGCTTGGCATGTTCGGTCTGCACCGCCGGCGACGGCAGCGGCAGCTGAGCTAACCAAGCACGGCTCCGGCGGCGTGCATGTATGCCGCCGGGGCCAGCTTCAAAAATGCAAAAAAATTTTGCGGGGTCTAAATGAGTGTCCGGCAAATGCTGCCGATCGGCCGGCATCTGCGGGCCTGCGTTGTCTGTGGCTATCCGATCACGGCGATCAGCGCCGAGCTGACGGTGCATGAGCTGATCTGCCTTAAGCTAATGCCGGATGATCTACCAGCCGCCGGTACCAAACGACGGCATGGTGAACCCACCGCCACCGCCGAGGTCGAAGCCACCGCCGCCGCCCCAATCGAGACCGGCGCCGATGTTGCCGCCGCCCCAGCCCCAGCCACCCAGGGTCTGCATCGGGATCGGTGACAGGCCCATGCTCGGGCTGCTGCCCGATGCCGCCGCGCTGTTGAGCAGCGGCGACGAAAAGGTGGCGTTGTCGATCGGCGGCAGCATCCCCGCCATGGCGATCGAGCCGCCCTGGCTGGCGCCCTGGCCGGGTATGGTGCCAGTTGGAATCTGGCTCAAGCCAGACGGTGCGAGAGACAGCCCGCCGGCGGTACCACCGGCGGGCGTGGCAGGCTGCGCCGGGAGCACCGGCATGGCATCGGCCGGTGGTGGGCTTGGATCCGGCGCAACCCGGCTTTCGTCTTTGTAGACATTGGTTAGGGCTTGGGCCATCTCCGGCGTCATCGCGCCTTGCTGGCCCTTCGGCTGCTCGCTGATTCGCGCCGCCTCGTCCTGGTGCAGCTTCTCCGCTGCGGCGCCGGCCTGCTCGACCGTGTCGAATTTGCCGAGATGGTTGCCGGTTTCTAAGTAACGCTGACGTGCGTCGGCGTCAGACATTACTCGGCCGCCCTCGGCCGGCACGGTAGGAATATTGACCTCCTTGCCTTGGTCCTCCACGCCGATCGTTCGCACGGTCGAGATTGAGCCGTCCTCGTTCTGCACTGGCTTTTGTTGCAGCGGGTCTAGCGTCGCCGCATTGGGATCGACCGCGGGCGCGGCCGCCTCGGCCGGCGCCGGCGCCATCCGCTTGCTGGCGCTGAAGTCGGTGGCGCCCGAGGTGCCGAGGTCAGTACGCTTGCCCAACGTGGCCGGCTTCGGCGCGCCCTCTTTAACCGCGCTGTCAAACTGCTGCTGGGTGATGCCCATCTTCGGCAGGTACGGCGCCACTCCGGCGGCGATTTGACCACCAATGAACGGCATACCCATCGCTTCACGTAGGGTCTTGTTGCCGATCATGTCCGGCACCTGGCTGACCTTGCTCGGGTCGCCGCGCTTCACCAGCTCGATCACCTTGGTGTCGAGCAGCGCGTGCGCCGGATTGACCGCTGGCGGCGCCGGTTTGGCGACCGGCGGCGGCGCAGGGGGCGGCGCTGCCGAGGGCTTTACCGGCGCCGCTGCCGCCGCGGGCGCAGGTGGGAGAGGTGCTGCGGCCACAGGAGCTGGCGTTGCGGGTTTTGTGGGTTCTGCGGAGGCTGTTGCGGGAACGTCCGGTGAATCTTCCGGCAACAATTGTTCCGCTTCGGTCGCCGCGATCGCGGCAGCACCCGGCGGCGGCGCGTTCGGAGTCGCCGTCGCCGGAGCCGCCGCAGCCTGTGCAGGCTTCGCTTCAGCTTGCGGGGGCTGGGCGGGAGCTTGTGGAGCAGGCTGCGAGCTTGATCCCTTGATAGCGGCCTCGGTCGAGGCCCGCCACTTCTGGTTATTTGCCACGGTGCCGGCGCCGTGGACCTCCGGGGTCTTGTCCTTGATGAAGAAGTCGTTGCCGCCGACCTTGCCGACGTGGGTGGAGTTGGTCTTGGACTGCGCCGCGGTGTTGCCGCTGCCGAAGTCCGTTGCGAGGTTTGAGTAGTTGGTGCCTTGCTTGTGGGCCTGATCCATCTCGGCATAGAGCATGGCTTTGAACTGCGGATCGGTCTGCACCCGCTTCAGCGCGGCGTCGTACTTGGGCCGCTGCGCCGGATCGTTCATCGCCGCGTAGTACTTCGGGTCGATGATGTCGCCGACCGGCCGGCCGGCGGCATTGACCCGGTTGGCGCCGGCTTCATGCACGGCGATCCGGCCCTCCGGCGAGTTGTTGTCTTCGGTGTAGGCCGCCGCCGCCATCTGTTCCTTGAGGCGCGGGTTGCCGTCGAAGAACTGGGCGATCGGCTTGCGCTGTTCCGCAAGCACCTTGCTGCCGGTTGCGGACGCGGTCGTTGATGTTGCAGCGGTTCCTGGCGCGGCTGCGGACGGTGCGGACGGCGTTGCGGACGTGGCCGGGGGGTTGGAGAACGACGGCCCGGTGTAGCCGCGGTTGGCTTCGACATGCGGCGCGTCGTTCTTGACCGGGAAATGCAGACCAAACTGGTCCTGGTTGCCGGCCTTGAGCCAGCGTCGGAACTCGCTGTCCGGCAGGTCGCCGGACACGCCCTTCTGGTGACCGGACCCACCCGGGCGGGCGGCCGGGTACTTTGTGCCGCCTTCGCTGTCCTTCCAATAGACCGCCTGCACGTCCTCGCCGCGAGAGAACTCACCGTACTGCGCCTTCTTGCCAGGGTTGGCTTTCTCGAAGGCCTCGCCAGCTGCGCGCAGTCGCGCAGCCAGCTCCGGCTCGAGCGCGCCGTAGGCGCCCGGCGTGTCGATCGGCACGCTGGTGATCTTGCCGTCCTTGATCACGCTGGCATGGCCGCCGCGTTCGTTGAGGAAGGCGATATCGGCCTTATAGGTCGCGCCCTCCGGTGAACGATCGACGCGTCCGCCCAGCCTGGCGCGGTTGGATCCGGGTCCGGGCGGTCGCTCCGGCATCTGCGGCGGGGTCGGCGGCTGCACTCTCTGCTGCGCTTGCAGCTTCTGTTGCAGCGCCTTGTCCTTGGCGGCGCCGAAGCCGCCGGAGATGGTTTCGCCGATGCTGTCGTCGCTTTGATTCGTCCGCTGTAGCGACGAGGTGACCTGGCCGACCAGCGGCTGCACTTGCAGCGGCTTCTGCTCGTCGACGCGGATGTCTTTTGCGCTCGGGCCTTTGAGCAGCCCAGCTAATAGCTGGGTCATCTGGCTCGGCGGCGTGCCGGGCGGCACGATCCCGAGATTAACCCCCAGCGCGTGCAGCGCGGTCGTGGTGTCGGCGCCGAGCAATGGCTGCTTGCCGGCCAGCAGGGACTGCCGGCTCTTCTCGCGCTCGAGCGCCATTTCGTCCATGTAGGCCATTACTGCGGCTCACTGGGTGGCGGTTGATAGAGCGAGCCGACGCCGCGCGGGATACCGCGCGCCGCGTCCATGCCCTGCTGGACCGCCGGGGTGATGCCGTGCTGCAATAGGTACGGCTTGGCGAAGCGGTTGAAGCCGTATTTGGCGCCCAAGGCGCCAGTGCCGATCGCCGCCGCCGCGTCGCCGTAGCCGGCCTGGTGCGCGCCATAGAGCGCGGCGCCAGCGCCAACACCAAGCCCGCCATACTTGCCGGCGATCGCCATGGTCTGGCCGAGCGACGCCGCCGAGCCGGTGCTTTGCAGGGCGTTGACTTCGCCGACCCGGCCCATCACCTCGCGCAGCGCCTCGACGTCTCTGCTGAGCCGGGTGCCGGGCGGGAACAGCAGCGCCCGGGCGCTTTCCGGTATCGCCTCTAGGGCCGAGGCCATCTTCGCCGACGAGCCGCCGGCGTCGTTGACGATCTTGCCCAGCACGCCGCCGCCCAAGGCGACCCGCTCTTGCGCCGGCAGCGCGCCGATCACTGTGTTGAGGGCGTCGATATTGGTGCCGGCACCCTTCGCGGTGGCGGCGCTATGGATCATGTTGACCACCGCTTCCGGCCGATCCTTCATCGCGTCGGAAATCGCCCGCTGCACGTCGGACAGGTTGCTCGACTGCTCCAGGTTGCGATTGAACGTCGCCTCGCCCCACGGGCCGGCGTCGCGCCGCATGATGCTGCGTTGGTCGCCGCGCAGTCCGGCATAGATCTGCGCCAGCTGGGCGTCGTCGACCGCCCGCGGTATCGTCGGCGGCAGGCCGAGCCGCTGGCCGATCTCGGTGGCCTGGTCGGCCATGTTCTCCCAGGTCGAGCCGCCCGGGCCGTAGTGGGAGAACGGTCCGCGCATCGGATCCGGCGGCGGCCGCGTGGTCATGCCGAGCTGGTCGCCCAGGCCGGCCTGCGGGTTCTCCGCGCCCATGCCGGCGCGGCGCTCGATTACCTGCTCGGTGGCCTCGCGCATTTGCGGCACGTCGTAGCGCACCGCCGGCGGCAGCAGATCGCGGCTCTCGCGGGCCAGCTCGCCCTTCTGGGTTTGCGCGGCGTCGATCGCGGTCTCCAGTGATGGAGTGACGGTGGTGCCGGCTGTGTGTGGCGCCAACTGCACGTCGGTAGACCCGGCGGCGCGGTTGGCGGTGCCGGCGGCGGACTGCTCGACTGCGTCTTGGGCGCCGGTCCAGGATCGATTGAGCGGCGAGTCCAGTGAGGTCTGCGCGGTGCGCCGGCCGGCGGCCTGGATGTCCGGGCTGGCGGCTTTGACAAAGGCCGGTATCAGCCGGTCGATGCCGAGCGCCTCGGCGGCGCGGACCACGTTGTCGGAGGTGATGCCGTAGCGGCCGAGATTTTTAATCAGCGTGTTCAGCCCGAGCGACAGCGGCGCGGTGATGCCGGCGTCGACCGCGCCGGCTTTGAGCCGGTCCTGGTTCTGGTCGGCGCCGCCGGCGCCCTGGATCGCCGCGATCAGCGTGTCGATGCCGGTGTTGGCCAGCACGCCGGCGCCGCGGATGGTGGTCAATGGCGCCGAGGCGACTGCGCCGCCGATGTTGGCGGCGACATTGCCGACCGGGTGCTCGTAGGCGAAGCGGCGGTTGCGCGCCCGCTCGAGCGCCAGCTTCTCCTCGTAGGGCATGCCGCCGGCGAATCCTGGGAGTATCGAATGCACCGCAGCATTGGCCTCGTCGCCCCAGGCACCGCCCGGCACGCCCTGGGCGACCGCCCGCATCCAGTCGTTGGCGCCGCGCAGCAACCCGCCTTGCGCGTGTTGCTGCTGCTCCTGGAAGTCGGCCCAGCGATTCCAGCCCGCCGCCCGTGACGGCTCGTTCTGCACGCCGGCGAGCGCGGTGCGGACCTCCTCGATCGGCGCCTGGTAGTTGATGCTCGGCGCCACCGGCTCCATCAGCCGCGGGTCTTTGCCGACCCGCGGGCCGGGCAGCGCGGCGTTGGACTGTGCCGCCGACGGCGTCACGGTGATCTGGGTCGGCGCCGCTGCCGGCTGTACCCGTGGGCCGCTGGTGTTGGCCGGCGGCGACGCCGCGGCATCGAACGCCTGCTTCATGGTGACGTAGTCGGCGGTCCCGGCCTTGTCCTGGTTGTTGTCCAGCCAGTCCTTGATCGTCTCCGGTGGCGGCATCGCCGGGGCAGCGGCCGGTGCGGCCAGGTCAGGTTCGGCCATGGCTATTTTCCTATGCCAAGGATGCGGTTAACGCTTGCCGGGTCCGGTCCGCCGGCCGGCGCCGGGGCCTTGCCGAAGTTCGGGTCGTCAAAGCGGGTCGTCAGGTTACCGTTCTGCTGCGCCAGGTTGCGCAGCTTGACCGCCATGTCCTGGAACACCGGATCGCCCCTGGACACGTTCATCAGCATCTTGGTGGCGTCGTCGGCGTTCATCGCGGTCGCGGTGATCTGCGCCCAATCCGACATGCGCTTGAGCTTGGCATCGATCTGCTGCCGGTTGTCGTTGCGGTTCGGCACGAAGATCTGCGCGTAGTCAGCGTATTCCTCTGGTCGTATTGCAGCACCAGACGCCAGCCGCAGCACGGCTTCGACCCAGTTCTTGGCCTCGGCCAGATACTGCGGCGCTTTCGGATCGAGGGCGGCGATCGCCATGCCGTTGACGATGCCGCCGTTGCGCTCGGCCAGAATGGCCGCGCCCAGGTTCGGCACATAGGGGATTGCCGGCGCCTGGCCGTCCACGTAGCCGATCTGGGTTTCCAGGTTGCGTCGCGACGTCTCGGCGCGGCCGACTGCCGCCGCCTTGGTGGAGACGTTTTGGTTGGCCTCGCCGGCCGACACCACCTGCGTGCTCATCGGCGGCGGGTTCAGCGCATTGACCGGCGCCGCGGCCGCGGGTGCGCCCGGCGCTGCCGGGGCGCCGCCGCCCACGCCGGCGAGTGTCGCATTGACCGCGTCGGCCAAGGCCCGGTGCGGGCCTTGCGGGATGTCCTGTTCCTGGAAGCCAGAGAACTTGACGATGTTGCCTTTGGCGTCGGCCTGCAATTTGTTGGTCAGCTTGTATTCTTCGTTCAGTGCGAACGCCAACTTGGTCGCTTCCTGCGGCGTCAGCTTGTAGCCGTCCGCGACCACCTTGCTGGCGTACTCCGCCATCAATCCCTGGCGCGCCGCCGGCGTGCCAACCCGGTTCTCTGGCGTTTGCGCGGCTTCGCCGGTCTTGACGTAGCGGCCCTCCGGCTTGGTCGCCGAGGAAATGATCGAGCCGCGGATCGGCTGGTCGTTGTCGTCCAGCTTGATCCAGTTCTGGTCGGTGCCCGGCGCTAACGACACCTGCCCGGCCTGGACGAAGTTGCTGTTCGGCGCGGTCGCTGCCGTGGTTTCCGAGCCGGGGATTGGCCGGCGGTCTGGCCCGAGCAGCACCCAGGTCTTCATTTCACCCGGCGCCGACGACAGCGGCGTTGACAGCACATACTCGGGGCCGGGCGAAGTGACCGACGACTTCAGCGATCCCGGCAGCGGCCGGCCGTCGGGGCCTGGGATGGCCCAGGTCTTCATCGCATTGTCGGACGCCGGCGGCGTGATGCCGCGCTCGCCGGCCTTCACCAGCACCATGTCCGGCGGCAGGTTCTTCCACATGTCCCGGCCGAGCGAATCGTAGCGGCCATCGGTCGACACGCCGACCGGGATGGCGGTCGTGCTGCTGCCGTCGCGTTTCACGGCGACGTAGTTGTCGCCCTTGGTTTTATCGAACCGTCCGGTGTTCAAGTATTCGAGTTGCTGTTGCCGCTGCGGATCGCTCGGCACGCCGCCCAAGCCGACCTGGCCCTTGGCATAGACGCCGGGCAGATTGTTGGGATCCTTGAACGCTTGCGCGCGGGCGGTGGCCTGGAAGAACGGCAGCTCGGCCTTGTAGCGTGCCGCCACCCGCGGATCGAGATACTGCTCCTGGGCGGTCGTCGGCGGCAGGAAGATCTCGCCCGGTTGCGTGGTCGGGTCGGCCGGGTTTACTGGCCCCTGCTGTTCGATCTGGACATCGCGCGTGCTCATCGGCGGCTCGGCCTTGGCCAGCGCCTCGGCCGCGGTATTGCCGGCGGCGGTGTTGGCGTCGAACTCGGCCTGGTCGCGCTTCTGTTTGGCGCGCAAGGCGACGATCTGTTCGACCGTCATCTTCTGATCGAGCGCCTGCTTCGGTGAGTTGCGGATTGCGTTGCCGATGCTGGTGGCGAGGTTGCCCCAGGACGGATCCTGTTGGAACGTCAGAAACTCCGATCCCATGATGCCCTCATATGCTCGCGGCTAGCGCGTTGCCGAGACCCTGGCCGGCGACCTGGGCGCCGGCATTGGCCAGCCCGCCGGCGGCGCCGCCGCTGTATTGCGCAATCTTGATTGGCTCGACCGCCTTGGCGACGTTATAGGCCGACAACACGCCGGCGCGCTCGTTGCCGGCCAGGCGGATGTCCTGCCCTGCGGTGTTGAAGATGGTGTTGGCGCGGTTGGTCAGGCCATACTGCGAGCCACCGTAGGCTTGCACGTTGGCCAGGGCCGCGATCCGCTTCCTCGCCTCGATCGCGGCCTGTTGGATGTGGCCCTGGATCGCCGTCTTCATCTCGTCGGAGCCATTCTGCTGGCCCGAGAACATCGCCGAGGCGAGCGCGTTCGGATCGCCTTCGGCCTGGTTGGCGACATCTTCCGGCGTCAGCGCCACCTTCAACCGCTCGGCTTCGCCCTCCTGCGCCGCGGTCTGCTTCTTGGCGTCCAACTCCTCGAGCGAGCCGCTGCGCGCCGCTTCGGCGTTCTTGCGCAGGTCTTCATCCCGCCGCAGGTAGTCTTGTGATTGTCTTCGCTGGTAAGCGACCCATTGGTCGTTGGCAGCCGACTGCTGGCTCGCCATGTCCTGCTGCTGCTGCATGTTGTACAGCGACATGCCGATCGAGAAGCCCAGGCCAATGATCGAGATCGGGTCGCACATGACTTTAGCCCGTTATGGTTGACGATCCCGGCTCGCGGCCGGTCCGGGCGGCGAGCGCCTTGTTGGCTTGGTATTCGCCGATCGCCGGCGCGACCGCCGACCCCAGACCGATGGCGATCGGCTTGAACATGTCGCCAAGCGAGCCAGGATTCGGCTGCTGCAACTGCGCGTTCGACGCCGAGGTCGCCGCGGTGTTGGCGGCCACAGTCGGATCCTCGGTGGCGTACAGCTGGTTGTAGGCTTGCTGCTGTTGCGCGGCGATGCTCTTGCGCAGCTCAGCCGTGTCGGTGTCGGCCTTGGCCCGCAGTCCGGCTTCGTTGACGCCCTGTTGCTCGGTCAGCTTGTTCTGGACAAAGCCGGCCGCTCCCGATCGTAACAGTCCCGCCCTGGCGAGATCGGCCTCGGAGGTCCGCTTGGCGTCGGCGTACTGGCTCTGCAACTGCGGCATGGTGTAGTCGAGACCGGCCTTGCGATAGTTCTCATAGAAGTCATCGCCGAAGTTCTCGGTACCGAAGATGGTATCGATCGCGCCCTTCCCTTGATTGAGTCTCGCCTGGCGCTCGTTCTCTTTGTCACGAGCTTCCTGGGCGCGCTGCATCTCCAGCTGCACCATTTGGTTGTTCGATGGTCCGCTTTTGCCGCCCATGGCGTCACCTCATACTTGCGCGTTTGGATCGATCGGCGATTGCTTGCCGTAGTCTGCCCAGAAGCCCGGCGGCGTCATGATCGCCTTGGCCACGATATTTCCCGTGCTGTCCTTGGTGGTCTCGGTGCCGGACACGGCCTCGGCCGGCAGCGTGGTCTTGTCCGGCGTTGCGGTATTTTCCGGCTTCGCGGTAGCATCCGCGGCCGCTTTCTTGACGTTGATGTTTTCCTGGTAGCCGCTCATGTCGAGCGGCTTTTTGGCGGCCAGCGTCTTTTCTGCCTCTTCCAAGGTCGCATTGCCGGATCTGTCTAACGGCTCTTGGTAGTACTGCTGTCCGCCGCCGCCCTTGCCACCCATGTTGATCCCCTACTTGGTTGTGCTGATGCTGCCGGGTGCGGTCGCCGGTCGTTGCGCCTGCGCCTGCCAGATCGAGGGCGGCGGCAGGAGGGTGCCGGCCAGCACCGCGCCAGTGGACAGCGGCTGGCTGCCGGTCTGCAACTTGCTGACGATCGGACCGCCCGGCGAGATCGGCGGACCGATCGCCTCGACTGGCGCGGGCGGCGGAGCCGGTCCCGCTACCGGCGGCGCCACCGGCGCCGGCGGGCGCTTGGTGATGGTCGGGATCACGAACGGCGCCGGCGCTGGTGCCGGCTCCGGCTCTGCCGTCCAGCCTGGCGTATCGCCCCAATGATAATTACCGCCGATATCGGTCCATGGCATGGTTACACCTGTCCGGTTGTTGTCATACTGCCAGAGCCGTTGAGGCCCTGGGCTTTCAACTGGTCGGTCCACATCGACGGCGCGGCGATCGTTTGCGCCAGCTGGCTGCCGGTGTCCTGGGTGGTCTGGATGCTACCTTGGGTATCCTGTGCCGGCGCGGCCGGCTCACCGATCGGACTTGGCCCGGCTTGTTCCTGCACTGGTGCAGGCTGTTCCGGGGTTGCCGCGGCCTGCGTAGGATCCGGTGCCGCGGCCGCGGCTGGCTGCTCGGCATCCCAACCCCAGCCGTTCGCCCTGGCCAACGGCCCCCAGGTGATCGAGTCGGCGCCGGTGGTCGGCCTGGCCCCGCCCTTGCCACCCATCAGAGCACCTTCCTGAAAATCATCCCGACCGGCTCGGCGCCGAAATGCCGGCCGACCATGTTCATCAGCGAGTTCTGCTCCGGCATGCCGGAGCAGATGGGAAAGTTGATCACCTTGCAGCCGTCGCGGCGGGCCAAGGTGATCACCATGTCGACCAGGCGGCGGCCGAGGTCGGTGCGCTGGTACTTCGGTACGGTATAAGTCTCGTCCATCACCCCCATCGGCTCGGAGAACACATCGAACACATGGTAGGAGCAGACGCCGACCAGCTTGTTGTCGTCGCGTGTATCGAGCGCGATCACATACATGGCGAACTGGGTACCGACCGCGGCCGCCAGGTAACGTTCGGTCTTCTCGCGGTGATACTTCAAGTGCTTCGACCAGCAGGACAGCTCGAAGAACTCGCCGAGGAAGTCGGCGAGCATCGGAGCGTCGGCCGATTCCGCCATGCGGACGTTAATGTGCGGGGTACGCACCGTTCGCTTGGGTCGCTTCAGCTCGGTCACATTCATATTCATCGGCTAGCCATCGGTATGAGACAAAGTCCTCGCCGCATGTGCCATAGCCGGTCAGCACGCCTTCGGCTTTGGCGCCAATCAAATTCATAAATCTGCGGACATCGTCGCGCTGGCGCATCGCCACCGCTTCGACGCGGTGGATCCCCGAGCTAACAAGATATGGCAGCACAAATCCCTTGATCTGCCGCACCATTGGTAACACGGCGCGGCCCCAGTCGTCTGTGCCGAAAGCGTAGCCGGCGCCGACGCCGGAGCGTCTTAGCACCAGGCCCCACACCGAGATCGGCCCCAGCTCATGATCCCAGGCGCAGAACGCGAACTGGCTGTGCCGCATCAGGGTCGACGCCAGCCGGTCGATATCGGTGCCGGCGGCCTCCATTTCTTCGGCGTCGTCGACCCGCAGGTTGTCGAGGATCGCCTGGACCATGCCGCGATCGGCGGGGCTGATCTCGATCATCCGGTTTCCCCGCCGATGTAATGCACCACCAGATTGGAGAGGATCTGCGGCCCCAGCTCCTGCGAGCGCAGCCGCAGCGACATGTGCGTGGCGTGGCCGAATAGTTGGATCTTGCCCTGCGGGAACGACGGGCCGTCGAAGATACCGATCTCGTCTTCGACCGCGGGGTTGTTGACGTTGAACGCGGCCGACACCTGCCAGGGTACGCCGGAGCAGGTCGCATCCAGCGCGGAGAAGGATTTGAAGGTGGCCACGCCCTCGCCGGCGTGGAACGGGAAGATCAATTCAACGGGACAGTCGTCATAGACCGGGCCAACATCGGAGATCCCGCCATAGGCGTAGACGGTGTTGTTATCGTCGCGCACCACCACCCGGTTCTGGTGCAGGCAGGCAGCGGTGATGACAAAGCCGGCGTCGTACTCCGACCAGGCGGTGATCTTCGGCCCGGGAAACGCCGACAGCACGTAGATCTTCGAAGTCATCGGCGCGTCTTCGTCGTCTTTGGACCCGGCCATGATGATCCAGAATCGGCCGGTGACCGGCTGCAACAGCGCGATCGTGCCGCTCATCCAGTCCGGCCCCATCGACCGGAACAGATCTTGGAGCAGAGGATCCAGCGGCGAGCCGATGTCGGACACCGCCGCGGCCAAGGATGAGTTGCGAGCGCGGAGCGAGCGGATGCCGGAGTGCGACATGTACATCACGTCGCCGGAGCCGTACTGCATCACTGAACGCCACGCCGTTGTGCCGGCCTGGCGCAGGGTCTGCACATACTGATTCTTCGTAAAATCTGGATCCATGATCCACAGCTGCACCGCGGTCGAGCTGAAGATCGCCAGCTTGTCGTAGTAGACCTCCAGCGCCACGCTGTCGGTCATATCGGAATCGCCCATCGACAGGTCGATGAAGTTGGTCGGGTCGGGCGGCGCCATGCCGGACCAGTCGCCGGCGTTGCCGATCGCCGAAAAGTAGAGAATGCTATGCTCGACCGTGTACATCTTGTTCTTGTAAGTGCGGCAGTAGAAACCTCTGGCCAAGGGCAGGTCGATGCCGTCGTAGTAGCGGCCGACCGTGCCGACGGCGTCCTTCCACAGGATGGTGAACACCTTGTTGTCGAACAGGTCGTAGTCGATGATCTCGTAGATCGTGGTGACCTGCTGGCCGAGCACGCCGATCGACCAGGTGCCGGACGGCGGTTCGACCTTGTAAGGGCCATTTGGGCCGAAGGTGTAGAGCTTCTGGTTGACCTCGACCAATCCCCTGCTGGCGGCGTCGACCGTCCAGAACGGCACGAACGCCATCCGCTTCTCGATCTCACCGCCCGGCGTAACATGGGCGTTGCGCATCGACCGCAGCGTTCCGGCCGGCGCAGTCAGCTCACTGCGCCGCAGATCCAACCCGGCAGCGAAGTCGGTGATTGTAAAGTAGGGCAACTACTCCCTCCATCAGTTCGGGACGTAGTCGACATAGCGGGTAGTACGCATG